CCTTTCCGTCACAGTTATTTTTACCAGAAGACTGACGGCATGCCGGTTAAGTCTGCTGAGCAAGTAATACAAGTAGGTCCACTAGTTTTAGCTAAGAAGCCACAGACAATACCTGTAGAAAGCCCAGAACATTTGGTAAAGACACCACAGGGTGAAAGATACTTTAAGCATGGCGGTTCAGTAGAACGCGTACATAACGATAACCGCAAATACTTCTAGGAAAACGACATGCCAATAGACAAAGCTGTAAATCTGGCCCCAGTAACTGACATCATTGAACTGATGGGTGAAGAAGAGCCGGATATTGAAATCATCCTTGAGGATGACGGTAGCGCGGTCATTGAAGTTAACGAAGAAGACGACGTTGAGTTCTACAGCAACCTCGCCGAGGTTGTTGACGAGTCTGAGTTAGGCGCCATTTCATCTGACTTATTGGCGTTATTCGACGCGGACAAGGCCTCTAGGCAGGACTGGGAAGAAATGTATTCCAAAGGAATGGATTTGCTTGGTCTGAAGATAGAGGACCGTACACGCCCGTTCCGTGGCGCTGCAGGCGCTGTCCACCCTATGCTGACAGAAGCCGTTGTCCAGTTTCAGTCGCAAGCGTTTAAAGAGCTTATGCCTGCAGGCGGCCCTGTCCGTACTGAAACTCTAGGCAAAGAAACACTGGATAAGGTCCAACAAGCATCGCGTGTGCAGGACTTTATGAACTATCAAATCACGTCGGTGATGAAAGAATACACGCCGGAGTTTGATCAATTATTGTTTTACGTCGGATACGGCGGTTCTGCATTTAAAAAGGTTTATTATGATGAACAATTGGGTCGTATGGTTAGTCGTTTGGTTCTTCCTGACGACCTCTATATCCCTTACAACGGGTCAAGCGTCATTTCTCAGTGCCCAAGAATCACACAGCGTATTGCAATGGACTCAAATGAGTTCAGAAAGCGCGTTGTGGCAGGGGAATACCTCGATGTAGTGGTTGATCCAGAGCAAAACCCTGTTAGTGGCAACCAAATTAGGTATGCAATTGACCGAGTTACTGGTTTAACTGCAAGTGGAGAGCCCGAAGAAATCTTTTTGCTCGAGTTTCAGGTCAATTTGGACCTTATGGGCTTTGAAGATGTCGACGAAAAGAACAATGAGACCGGAATCAAGCTGCCTTACGTCGTTACTATTGACGAAAACAGCGGTCAGGTGGTCGGAATACGCAGAAATTGGTTAGAAGATGACGAATTAAAGCGTCGTCGCGAGTATTTTGTGCATTATGTGCTGATTGAGGGCCCCGGCGCTTACGGTTTAGGCTTTGTTCACCTGATTGGTGGCCTAAGTAAGACTGCAACGGCCGCTTTGCGTCAACTTCTTGACGCAGGCACGCTTTCCAACCTTCCTGCGGGCTTTAAAGCAAAGGGTGCACGGATTGCTGACGATGATAATCCCATTCAGCCGGGCGAATGGCGGGATATTGACGCCGGTGGCGCCGAGTTAAGCGGTTCACTGCTACCTTTGCCTTACAAAGAGCCAAGCCAAACCCTATTTACGCTTCTGGGCTTCACCGTAGACGCCGGAAAGCGCCTTGCAAGCACTGCAGACATGCAAGTTGGTGATGCTAACCAACAGGCCGCTGTAGGCACTACGCTTGCGCTGTTGGAACGCGGTTCAATAGTGACCTCTGCCATACACAAGCGCCTTTACTACGCTCAGACGCAAGAATTCGAGATGTTAGCGGAAGGATTTGGGCAATTTTTACCCGATGAATACCCATATGACGTGCCCGGCGCCTCTAGATGTGTAAAAAGATCAGATTTTACCCATATGGTCGCCATATTGCCCATAGCGGACCCAAATGTATTCTCTGCGGCCCAACGCATTACTTTAGCCCAAGCGCAATTGCAGTTGGCTCAAAGTGCGCCGCAGATGCACAACATGTACGAGGCGTACTACCGTGTTTATCAGGCTATGAACGTCAGAGACATTGACGGCATCCTGAAAATGGAAACTAACCAGTTACCTAAGGACCCTGCAAGCGAGAACGCTGACGCATCGGATAGTAAGACGCTAAAAGCTTTTGCAGGACAGCAGCATGACTCGCATATTGCGGCCCACTTGATGATGGGAATGTCGCCTCTTATGCAGTCTAATCCTATAGGCGCCTCAGCACTTCAAAAGCATATTCTGGAGCACATTCGTCTAAAAGCAGAGGAAGCGACAGAAGCAGAACTGTTTAAAGAATACGGTGCGGACCCTGATAACATGGTTTCAGAACTTCAGCGTGAGGCAATGATTTCTATCAAAGTTGCCGAAGGCATGATGGAAATGAAAGCTATGCAGGCGGAACTTTCTGGTGAAGGAACAGGTGAAGACCCCGTAGTGGCGCTTAAAGCTAAGGAGCTAGAGCAGCGAGCGGCTAAAGATCAAGCAGAAATAGCACTCAAGCAGGAAGCGATTAAGAATGAGCAGGCGCGCATTGCTGAAAATGCCCAGTCCGCCCAAGCAAGAATCCAATCCCAAGAGAAAATAGCTCAAGAAAGAGCCAATGTTGCCCGTGAAAGAATCAACGCACCTAAGCAAGGGGGCAGATAATGCCACTCAAAAAAGGTTCTAGTAATAAAACAATTAGTAAAAATATCAGTGAACTAGTTGGAACTTACGAAAAAAAGGGTAAAATAGGCGCCAGTAAACCTAAGAGCAAAACTGCAGCTCAAAAACAAGCTGTGGCAATTGCTTTGAATACTGCCGGTAAATCTAAAAAGATGAACTCCGGTGGGGTAGTTAGAACCGTTAAAAAACGAGACGGTAACCGCCCAGTAAAGATTTACTAAGAATGCCTCCAGACGGTGGCTTTAAACTGTCTGCTCTCATGGAAAAACGACCATGCTTGAATTCGCTGAAAGCGTATTAAAAGAAGTAAGGAAATTACAGGAAGACTCCGAGGCAATAGTGCTTAATGGCTCTATTACCGACATGGAACGCTACCGTTTTCTTATGGGCCGTCTGGAAGGCATAAAACTTGTGGATCAGATTATCCGAGACAAACTGGATAAGTATTCAGAAGATTTTTAACCCACCTGAGGAGCCTATATGGAACCTGAAAAGAAACTTACGCCTCTAGAGGAAAAGTGGAAAGCTGAAGCCAAAGAAGAAGGGCCGAAGAAAACCACCCTCAATGATGCGTATACCGAAGAAGGAAAAGTCGCGGAACACGGCCTTTCTCAATCTGTATTAGACCTTATCCCAAAGCCTACCGGATGGCGATTAGCTATCCTGCCTTATCGTGGCGCTAAAACTACGAAGGGAGGCATCGTGCTTGCGGATGAAACTCGTCAACGAACACAGTTAGCGACTAATGTCGGCTACGTGTTGAAGGCAGGGGATTTATCCTATGCTGACGAGTCTAAATTCCCCCACGGTCCTTGGTGCAAGGAAGGTGACTGGGTAATCTTTGGTCGATACGCAGGTTCTCGGATTCAGATAGATGGTGGCGAGATTCGTTTACTAAACGACGATGAAATCTTAGGGATAGTAAATGACCCCGAAGATATTCTACACATGTAAGGAGACGTTTTAATGAGTGATCCAATGAACGAAGAGCTAGACTTTAATGTCGGCGAAGACGAGCAAGAAGCCACCGTTGAAATGAACGAAGACGGCTCCGATGCTAAGTTAGCAGTCGAAGAAGAGGCTGTTGTCGAACAGAGCAAAAAAGCAGGTCCTGCAGAAGAAGAATTAGAAGACTATTCGGGTAAAGTTAAAAAACGAATAGACAAACTCACTGCGCGACTAAGAGAGACACAGCGCCGTGAAGAAGCGGCCCTTGAATACGCTAAAAATGTACAGCAACAGAACCAGAAATTAGAGCAAGTATTCCAACAGACTGATACTCAACGGTTGGAAGAAATGCAGAATCGTGTAGGAACGCAGTTAATGGCGTTAAAGCACGTGATAAAGAAGGCCAGAGAAGAAGGCGACATAGACACTGAGACGGAAGCGCAACAACGCTTAACGACGATGGTTATGGAGCAGCAAAGGTTAAACGCTACTACGGACGACCGCAAGCGACAAGCGGCAAATCCTAGGCAGGTAGAACAGCCTGAAATCTTCCGCCCAAGACAGGCTGAGCCAGATATAAGGGCAGAAGAGTGGGCAGAGCAGAACCCTTGGTTTGGTTCAAATACGGTGATGACCCATACAGTTAGGGGAATTCACATGGATTTGGTTCAAAAAGAAGGGTTTGACCCAAGCTCCGACGAGTACTATAGTGAGATAGATCGTAGGATGAGCCGAATATTTCCCAGTGAATACGGTACTGAGCCTACGCAACAAAACAACAGGACTAACCGACCCGTGCAAACGGTAGCTCCTGCAACCCGATCTTCGGGAGTAAACAACTCAGCACGCCGCACTGTTAGGTTGACTCCCAGTCAAGTTGCGATAGCGAAAAAACTTGGGGTTCCACTTGAAGAATATGCCAAATACGTTAAGGAGTGATTTAAATGAGCGATAACAACGTGCCAAAACTCAATCGCAGTGCTCGTGACTCGGATACCCGTGACACAACTGCGCGCCG